TAGAAGAATTACTCTTCTTCCGATGGCTCAAAGTCCTTAATCTCCGGTGGAAGCTCAAGTCCATTTTTCTCATAATAATCTACAAGTGCAGCCTTGATAGCCTCTTCAGCTAGTACTGAACAGTGTATCTTCCTTGATGGTAGACCATCAAGAGCTTCAACCACTGCCTTGTTAGATAGTTCAAGAGCTTCTTTGATGCTCTTGCCCTTGATAAGCTCAGTAGCCATTGAGCTAGATGCGATCGCTGACCCACATCCAAAGGTCTTGAATTTTACGTCTGTAATGATATCATTATCAATCTTTAGGTAAATTCTCATGATATCGCCACATGTTGGGTTTCCTACTTCACCAACTCCATCGGCATTTTCAATCTCGCCTACATTTCTTGGATGCTCAAAATGATCCATTACTTTTTCACTATATAACATGTTCTCTCTCCCCCTTCTCTAGTTCATCCCAGAATGGTGATATTTTTCTATAGTGTTCAACAACTTGATGAACCTTTTCTATGATGTAGTCTACTTGCTCCTCTGTATTTTCCTCATTGAGACTGAATCTAAGTGATCCGTGTGCTGCCTCAATAGGAACACCCATACCTATTAGAACGTGGCTAGGGTCGAGGGATTCACTTGTGCAAGCTGATCCAGATGAGCATTCGATGCCATACATATCAAGAGCCAATAGCAGCGACTCGCCCTCAACTCCTTCGAACGAGTAATTTACGTTACCAGGGAGTCTCTTTACAGGGTCTCCATTGAGCTGCGAATAAGGAATATCCGACAACCCTTTGATAAGTCTATCTCTAAGGGCAATTGTCTTTTTAGCATTCTCTTCCATGTGCTCAATTCCATCTTCAAGGGCAGCAGCAAGGGCAGCAATGCCTGGAACGTTAATCGTACCGGCTCTCTTACCTCTCTCCTGAGCTCCACCTTCAATTACGTTTATTAATCTGATACCATTTCTAGCATATAGAACTCCAACGCCCTTAGGTCCGTGGAATTTATGAGCTGATAATGATAGCATATCTATGTTCATCGCCTGAACGTCTATAGGTAGATGTGCTGCAGCCTGAACGGCATCTGTGTGGAAGAGCACGCCCTTTTCGTGACACAGCTTTCCAATCTCAGCAATTGGCTGGACAGCTCCCATCTCGTTGTTAGCAAACATAATCGATACGAGTGCCGTATCCTCTCTGATTGCATCTTCAACATCCTTAACGTCTACAATTCCGTTTGGCTGTGGTTTTAGCAGCGTAACCTCGAAGCCCTCTTTTTCTAGCTTGCGAAGTGTATGAAGAATTGCATGATGCTCTATATTAAGAGAAATCAGATGCTTCTTACCCTTCTTAACTAGCCCTCTAGCTGCAGAAATTAAAGCCTGGTTATCTGCTTCACTTCCACCTGAAGTGAAATAAATCTCATTAGGCTTTGCAGCATTAAGCGCCTTAGCTACTTTCTCTCTGGACTCATCCAGCTTCTCTTTAGCAATCTGTCCATCCGTATGAAGACTGTTAGGGTTGCCGTTATAATTCTTAAGGCAATCTAGCAGCGTATTGAGTGCGACATCGCTCAAATAAGTTGTTGCCGCATTATCTGCATATACTCTCATGTATACCTCCCTACCAATAATTTAGTCATCTTAGTGCAGTTGTATTATAGTCCTTTAATCCCTACCTGGTCAATAGGAATTACTCTTGGATATAACTTAAAACAATTATCTTGATGTGTCTTGATCTTGTATGAGCTTATCGACATTACCAGTCATGAGATCTTGTAGCGTTATGTTATCAAGATACTCATCGATAACCTTGTCAAGGCCAATCCACAGTGGAAGTGTCACGCACGAATGCGCTCTACCGCAGCTAACCTCACCAGACTTTATACAATCTACTGGGGCAAGGCTACCTTCCGTAATTCGAAGGATTTCACCGATATTGTAATCTTCAGGTGATTTAATCAATCTGTAGCCACCGTTCTTACCTCGAAGGCTCCTCAGCATACCACCTTTGTTAAGCATCGATACGACATTCTCGAGATACTTCATCGATAGTTTCTGCCTATCTGATATATCTGCTAGAGATACGTAACCTCCATCATCGTGGTTAGCAAGATCAATCATGACCATCAGAGCGTAACGACCTTTTGTTGAAACAATCATGGCTCTTCCTTTCTTTGATATCTTGCGTGTTCATTTCTTACAATTGAGTATCCAGATCCTTCTCCATCAAGCGGAAGATTGTACAATAATGTATTTATTGACCATAGTGGAATTTTAGGATTAAGAGACCAGATTAATAAGTTTGATAAGGTTCTTACTTCTGCATATGCTGAGAGAAAAGGTGAGCTTGTCATCATTGCGGATAAGAGAAACTATGTTAAGTCTATCCCATTCAAGAACAACACGATAGAGTTTATGAGTGATATTTACACATCTATGGACAAGGTGGGTAATAGAATTAATGAGATTGGAATCAGAGTTATTTTGAACGGAGAATATGATTTCATTATTCCGATTCATGTATGGAAGACATTTGTTTATTATATAAACACTTGTGATTTTTATGGTTGGGCTTTAGGTTGTATCAACTCTATCTTTCAGCAGATGGAATTGGATAATGAGATTGTTGAAATATTTGACTCTAATGATAGTGGTTATCAAACATATGATGCATATGAAGATTATGAAGCGAAAGGAGTCGAAGCAAAGAAAATGCCAGTAACAAGAAAGGATAAGATATCGGAACTATTCGATGGGTGATAAGTGATGAATATTGATGAAAATGTTTTAGATATACTACTGTCCGTTGTTCCATATGGTTGGAAAACTGCAGTAGATAGTGATGGTAAATTTTATGCAGGGTTTATATCCACATATGGTATTCTCAAATTTGAACTTACTGGAGGCCATTGGTGCAAGGTATCTACTCCAGTAGTACCAAGGGTACCGGATAACGTTTTTGAACCCACCCAAGATATTATGGATTTGATTGCAAGAAAAAATCTCAGATATCCCTCTCATGAAGATATCAATACCATAAATCGTCTTCTGGAGAGAGATTTATTGTCGATATACGAAGACGAAACAGATGTGGTGAGATACCTCCTCTTCTATAGGGACTAATGAAAACATTCCTATAATTAACGATAAGGAGATATCTGATGCCATTACTCAATGTAAGCCATAGCGAAGTTACGCAAAATCTCACCGATTTTCAATTGGATTTGCTTAAAAATCCATACGCACTATACACAGACAAAAAAGCTCTACTTGTAACATACTTCAATCTGAATACAACGAGGTCCACGTTGGATGATGCATTGAAGATTCCATATTCCAATTTAGGAAAGAACTCTCCATTACGGTTCAATAAGATTACCGATTTCTATATCTACGGTATTGATAGAATCTCTACCAATCTGAACAATGGAGAATTTGGAATGGAATCCGACGAGATTGGTGGAGATGGTATAATTCTCCCAAATACTATTACACCATATCCCGGAGATTACTTTATCATTAACATGGTAAAGAACAAGAAGTACTTATTCCAAGTAAAAGGTGTCACTGGAGATACCTTTGAAAATGGAAATAACTTCTGGAAGATTGAATACAAACTTGAACAAGTTTATGATGATAAACTGGAGAAACTTGTTGTTTCAGAGTACAAGTTCCATACTGGAACTGTAGGTACGAATTTCAGCTCTGTTATTAAAAAGACTAGCTGGGATTTGGCTAAGATGATGGATGATCTATCTGTAGCCCTGAAGCAATACTACACATCACTTTTCTACAATAAGAAGGTGCAAACTTATACGTTCACCAATGTATATGAAAGTCCTTGTAACAAGTCTCAAATTGCATCCAGGTTCTATGATCCATTTCTTATTGAGTTTATCATAAAGAATAAAGTTCTGGCTAATATTGGTCAGACTTATACTTATATTGACCATAAGACTAAACTACGTTCGGATTTTCCGATAAAGTATAACAAGTCTATTTGGAGAATGCTTGAGACTAGAGATATCTACAATCTTAGTACTAGTAGAATGAGATCTACAGCATCTATCATAGATGATATTTCTACAATATTCTCCACTCGATATGAGAACTACTTTGAACTTCTTTATGATGAAACTGATAGCGTTGTCGATATATATAATCCACCAATATTTATATTGGATCAACAGGTTGTTGGATTCATTACCAATAAACAACTATTTGATCAGACTAGCAAATATGCTAAGTATAATATCATGATCAAATACTTCAATGACATGGAGATCGGTGTTGAAGATATTATTCCTTTTGAAGATATTATCGAAACCGATAATACAAGAGAGAATTACTTCTATCTGCCGATGTTGATATTTATATTGGATAAGTATGTGAAGATGTTTATATCTCCGAATAATGAGCTATGAAAACATACTATTAAATAATGGAGGATATATTATGTATAGATTGAATAAGCTATTAGAGCAAGATGTTATCAATATGGTGACTACCGAGTCCGTTATCGATGACATAGAAATTGATGATATGATTGAAACTGTAGAAGCTCAACCGAATCCTGCAGAAAAGGAATCTTTGTTTAAAGAGAAAGAGAAGGAAGAAGTAGAGGAATCTGGATTCCTTTACGATAACTTCGGCAAAGAAGATCCTACAGTTGACTATAGTCCAATATTTTAAAAGGAGAACAGAATGATTAATTTTTTCTTAGAAGATGATTTTTCTACAGATGATCAATTTGATGATGAGATTGACGTTGTTATGGGTACTACCGGCGACAATGCTTCCGTTAATGATGAAATGGTTAAGGAAGCTGTTAATGATACGGAAGATGGTGTAGACATTTCCTGTTGTGTTGATGACAGTGAGAAATATGGAGACCCCGAGATGATCAATGGTATTAATACAATAGATATTACTGTTGATACTTCCGATGTTGTACCAAAAGCAGATATACTCGACACCGCTGCTGATGATTTAGTAGATGCTGTCGAAGATATTACATTTGATGACTTTGCTCTCGATGATATGATCGATGCTGCAAAGCAATTAGATGTGGAAGATATTGTTGATGCTGACGATGAGGAAGAGTCTGAAGAAGATGAAGATGACTTCCTTGGAGATTCAGAAGATTAAAAAAGAAAGGTGATATATAAATGGGAACTGTATTGAACAAAGACACAAAGGGTATCAAGGTTGCAGTAAAGGCTAAGCATGTAACAAGAAAGGCTGCTGAACGTGCTATCCGTAAGGAAGATAACTTCTTTACTACCGTTGTAGTAAAGAATCCTAAGCAGCTTTATGACATTCTTGATACTGCTGACTTATATGCTGTAGATGATACTGGAAAGTATTACAAGCTCACAGAAGAGAATGCTATGGAGGCCTTTGAAACTCTTAACGGCGGACAGGCTTTAGACACACAGAAGTTTAAGGCTATTGAAGATGTTGCTAAGACTCTCGGACATTGCAACGCTACTTCTCTTTTAAAGGCTACTCCTTCTGCACAAGAAGCAAAGAAGTTCGGAGAAGTTACCGTAGAAAACGGAGTTGTTCATGGACAGCTTTGCTATATTGCTGATAATGTTACGGAGAGCAATACTTACAAGAAGGGTTACTTCTTAGCAATTGGCTATGATGATGTTGTTGCTAGTGCAAGTGGTATCACCGAGCCCAAGATTGTTGTAAATGATAAGGCTGCTACTCTTATTGCCGGTAACAACGTTGTTGGTTTAGGAGAAGACTATCCTAAGGCAGTAAAAGTTACGGGAAAGGTTACAATTGACGGAAACGCAGTAGAAGTAAGCGAGAATGTTACATTGAAGGTGGAACTGCTTCCGAAGAATGTTGACGAGAGATTCAAACCATTCGAGGAGGTTCCTGTTTATCCAGTAGAAAAAAAAACTGAATCTGACGCAGTAGCGGTTGCACCAACTCCGGTAGCACCAGGAGCAAGTTCTAGTACATTAGAAGAAACTGCTGGTAGCACAACTGGCAGAAGAGGAAAGAAGAACCAGTTAGAAGGATCTGCAGTACAGCCGCCATCTGGCTCTGAGCCTGGAGTAGTAGGAGATGGACTTGCTTCTGGAGTAAGAGCTTCAGAGGATACTCTGTAACACATAATTGCTAATTAAAAGGAGAGCAAAATGGCATATTCGACAAACGTAAGAAAGATTCGTATAAGTCGTCAGGATGCTTGTAAGCCATCATCCAGAAGATTTATCGACAGAGAGCAACTTGCTACTGATAAGGAATTCATCGAGATTGATAACGTGTCTTATACTATTGCTAGTAGACTCATTTTCAATACATCATTAGACGTGTTCAACCAAGTTTGGATGCATATAGATGCTATGGATTATGATGCTCTTATTACAGCATATACTGATGACGTTATCATTAAATATGATGATGAACCAAAATCTGAAGAAGCTACTGTAGATGTATCTGAACTGGCTATAGAAAATATTCCTAATACGGCAGAAGAAGAGCCTGCTGTAGAGGAATCTGAGACAGAAGAAGTTCCTGAGGAGGAACCTGTTGAAGAAGCTACAGAAGAACAGCCGGCTGAAGAAGAAGTTGTAGAAGAGAAGAAAGAAGAAAATCCTTCTGCTCCAAAGCAGCCTCAGAAGTATGCTAAGTTCAAAAGAAAAAAATAATAGATATTGGGTTAGGACGTTTGTCCTAACCCATTTCTTTTTATTTTTCGATGATCTCTATGATCATCATTATTAAGCCGGTGATCACATCCGCTACTATTTCTATTATGGCTGTAACCACCGGCTCGAATCGTTGTGTGAAGGACTCACCTCCATAAGTCCAATGATCATACTCGTCGTAAAACCTAATCTTCATTGTGATCATTCCTCCATTTCTTTAAGAAATATATACTTAGTATCACTTATATAATATATATTTCAAGAAATTCGAAAAACATATCAGTAAATCAAGCGTTTAAAAGGAAGTACAAATATGAATAATGATGCGTTTATCAATGGTATAATACCGTTGGCAATTAAACATGGGTACAATAATAATGTATTACCATCGTTGATTATCGCTAATGCTGCGATAGAATCTTCCTGGGGAACTAGCGATCTATATGGTGTAGCAAACAGCCTATACAATCTTCCAGTCGATAAAGATTGGGTCGGAAAATGTTTTTCCAGAGAATCTAGAAAAGTATACAAAAATCAGAAAGACAGCAAGGAATATGTAGAGCTATTTAAAGTATATAATAGCATCGAAGAATCGGTTGCAGATTATGTTTCTTATTTAACGGAAACAAGACGTTCTGATAGAGGTCCTTTACTTTATGAAAATATCATCGGGGTAAAGGATTATAAAGAAGCTGTTCATAATCTCTGTAATAGAGATGACTATCCCACTAAAAGGGGAATTAACAAGAGTTCTATAACCTACCACGATATCATGATAAGTGTTATCGAGGAGAATAGGTTATATAACATAGATAAAGAAATAGAAACTTATGTAAAGGAGTATAATATGGCGAATAAGAAGAAGCTGAACAACAACGTTGTTAGCAGACCTACTACTAAAGAAGAGGTGACTCCACCACTATTATACCGTGTTAGAGTGGAATGGGAAGATCAGGATTCGCAAATCTTAGTTACTAAAGATAAGAATGTTGCAATCACAGAAGCAAAGAAGCACCCTGGATATAAAGTATTTGCTGGAGAAGACGGTGAAATTATATTTGATCAAGAATTGAATATTGTTCCGGAGAAGAAAGAGATTCATTATCATCCAGGTAAGCAGATCCAATTGACAGGTTGCCCATTATATAAACATTATAATGATGCTTCACCATTTACTAAGGTGACTGGAACGTTTTACATGTACAATGCTCATGTAAATAATGGAAGAGTTAGAATCTCTAGGACTAACGATCCGGAGAAATTGAACGGAAAAGATATCTCTGTAATTCTCGGATGTATCGACATCACCAACATTTAAAAATGCACACACGTTAAGGGGAAAACAAAATGGCTAACATTTATTGCTATGATACTACCGGGAGAATGAAGTTTCCCATCCAAGTATCAAATCATAAATTGACAACGCTAAAAGAAGATTCGATCGATAGCAATGTTGCTATGATTGAAGATGGTTCTCTTGGTCTGATTGTTGTTACAGACATATCTAACTTCGGAAACGATGTTACATTTGTTACAACTTCAGAAGAGGATAAAAAGAGAATCGAAGATCTATTGGATGATAGTGACTTTGGAAAAGTGGTTGCTACAAACTCGACATATGGGTGGTTTACGACCAAGTGTAGTTCTGTGGTGATCATTTCCGATAAAGTAGGTATAAGTACTCAGGAGTTTGAATATTTTGTCAAAGAGTTCTTCGAAATCAATAGTAATGGTGAAAGTAAGAGAGAAGTAATCATAAGAGACGTTATTATGAATCGACCGGAAACTGTTGATCGATATTACGTCATCAATGTAAGAAACAGCGCTAACTCTATAGAGGCTCCAAATTTAACCTATGCTAAACAAGTATGTGACACAAACCCGTGTTGCGTAGTAAAGAATGGTAAGGGAGAAATCGTACACAGATCAAGATACGGAGTAGTCAATGTTTCGAACAAAACGAACGTGACCCAATATGATAGACCGAGTAGTAATGTAATATCTAATGGTGAAATGGGAGTATTTAATGTACGACTGTGATTGTTAGAAGTTGGGTGTACGGTGAACCCCGTACACCCACCCAAATTACCAAATACACGTCAAAGGAGGAAGTGTATGTGAATATTGATAAGAAATTTATAAAGAAATTCAGACAACGATACATGTTTATTGTCATTCTATTTGTAGTAATCGTATTTAGTTTACTTGGAGCTAGAAGAGCATTTCTAAACTTCGTAGGAAGGACAACCATCATCGTCCGAAATACGAGAATTAGAGAGTTTAATTCTATCTTAAAAAATGTAAAGTATATTGCTGATTACGAGTTGGATTCTTCCATTCAAAAAATTAACTCAGATGTTGAAAAAACTGCAGATTTAACGAGATTGAAAATTGCTTTAACACTAAATACTCACTATGATTATTTCGATACGATTCTTCGTAAAAATTTACAAGATAATATATTCAATGCAAATGGAGTAGTTGATCGTAACCGGAATAATATATTCGTATTAGTAAATGGATATCTGATAGCATCCTACAACCAAGATGATACCTATTTGAAAAACGCTATCCGTACAGGATCTAATGTAAAACTGAAAGAGCTTATTGGCAGCGAATTCTATAACAAGGAATTGAGCTTAAAAGCTTTACATCAACTGCAGGTACAAGATAAAGGATTGATTATTTGGCAGGCCCGTAAACCGGCAGATGCCGACGAGAATTATAAGCCTCCACATAGTATAGATGTGCATCAACTTGACGAAATACTTATCAATGGATCGAAAGAAGAGCTTGCTAGTTATGAAGTTCTTGTTGCTAAGTATATTACAGAAAACGGAAACATCTTTGGGGAATATGATATTGCAGGTTCCCCAAAAGAAATAAACAATAAGATAATCATTGTTCAGAAAGTAAATATGGTCGATTGGATCGAATATTTATACCCAGACTTTTTTGACAACGATGAAACCGAAAGTATCGAATACAACTACAGCCAGATTATAAATCTAATTAATCTTTTTCTTATTGTAGCATGTCTTGGTATGATTGGTTATGGATTAGGGTTTGCTATATCTTACAATGCTGCTCGAGAGAAATACATTGAAGAAGAAGGAAATCGTACTCATACATCGGATGTCGAAATTAAGTAACTTTAAATTACACAGCATCAAAAAATCAAGGAGGGTTTAAAATATGGTATGAAAAAGTTTCAGACCAATTGAGCATGATGATCATATGGTCTGAAGGAAAAGGTGTATAGGATGAATTTTTCAACATTTATAACGGACTATGGCACTATTATAACTAATTATGTTACGGCAGGAACTGTATGTTTTGCGTTGTGTTATGGTATAGAATTGAATAACAAAATAACAAACAACCAGAAAGTTAATCTTGTACGGCCATTCATATTAGCTTTATTCAGTGTCATAATATCAACGATTATATATAGATGGAGCGAATCTGACAGAAACTACAAATTACCATTTGAGTATAAGATAGGCGTAGCTACGTTATTAGCTATCTTATCTGATAGACTATTGCCTGCAGTGCAGAGCAAAAAGTTTGATAAGTTCTTGCTCAATTTTTTATTCGGTTTAGCTGGTGATTTGGGTAAGAAGGCTGGCGAGGCTCTGAAGGAAGCAGAGGCTGCAGAACAGAAAGATTCTAAGTCTAAAGAAGAAGAAAAGAAAAACTAAATACAAAATGACAAAAACGGCATAGGTACAATTGTACCTATGCCACTTTGTTTGTGTTTTTATAAATTCTCCTAACCTCTTCCAATAAGATAGAAGCTATTGATTCCTCTATCTGGAATGTCGTCAACTGTACGTTCCGTCGCATATATAATATTTGCATTGTCCATTGCAGCAGTCATACTCTTATCGTAAATCAATTTGGATACAGGAGTAATCTTGTTATTATTTGCCCTATTACAAACATACAAGTTTAAATCCTCATAATCGAACAAAAGTTCTCCGGATCTGGGATTTGATGTGTTGTAATGTCTCAATACTAACGGATATGTTCCGTATGGTATGGGTTTATGCATAATACCCCCTTTAAAACTTTAAAAATTTCAAAATAACAACCATGGCTAATATAACCATGGTTGTTAGGCAGCATATAATGATTAAACTCTATCGGCTCCGCCGGTCTTAACAAAGCTAACGGGAACCTTTCTCATTGTCTTGATATATTCCTTCTGACCCTTATCAGCAGTCCTACGGGATACGGAAGCATACTTCTGCTTAATCTGAGAAATCAACTCTTTTCTCTTAGCCTGGATAACAGTAAGCTTGGTCCACAATGGATCCTTCTTAGCCCTAGCAATAGAGAATGCAGCCATAGTGGTACGTCTATCAAGGTCATCCTTCTTAGAAAGTCTAACAAGAGTTCTCTTGGTCATAACACCAGCCTCTACAAGACCTTCTCCAAGTCCACCCGGCTTGCAGAACTCTTTTACCTGATCGGGAGTTGCATTGTGAGTGAGATCATCAGCAAGGAACTGCTCAACGAGTAATGATGCATCAAATTCGTTATACATAATTTTTCTTCCTTTCGAAATATTTTTTCTTTTTCTATATATTGCAATAAATAGAAACTACAAATATCTCGTTACGAGACATTTATTAATTAGTTTCTATTTATAAAAATACATTTTAGTATAGACACATTTTCGCTTTTGAAAGGATGAGAGTATGGATTATATTATTAAAGAAAACGAAGAAAAGAACGAGAAAGATATAATTGTTGAACCTTCTGTGGACGCTAATGATGATAGTGGTGCAGGAGATACAGAGAGTCAGGACTCTGATAAGTATCCTCCAAGATATAAATGGTTGGCAGAATGGAGCAAGTGGTCAGATAAACAGAAAGCTTCTATTTTCTGTCCATTAACAGTATTTGTTCAGGGCTATTTTGGTGGCAGCTCTTCAACAATGTCTGATAAAATCACAGAGACTATTGTGGATTTTAATTACAATCATTGTAGACGATTTGACAAGATTGTTACCGGGGTGTACGATGAAGCGAACGTAAAAGGAGATTTACTTATCTTCAAACCTATAGATATCTATAGAATTCCAGCAAAGTTTTCAGATGTTAAGTCTGCTATTATCTCATGGGCAAAAGAGAATGGATATGACGATACATATGAGGAAAGCTTTGACATTATGTGGAACTATGTTTAATCTTTAGGAGAGGTGGTTTGTTGTATGAATAATAAGTATTTGGACAAATACAAAAGTGTAATGAAGAGATTGTTGTTATCTTATGATAGCAATATGACAGAAGCTGATATAAAGAATATCGTAGATTATTCTGTAAAGAAACGGTTTACGGACTTTGATGCATATCTTCGGAACAATTACATCAAAAAGAACATTGATCTTTCTGGTGCAGAAATCTTAGAGTATATCACTAAGAAAGAAACGATACTTACATCTTATGGAGTATTGTTTAAGACTCATGCAAATTCTCAAAACCCAATGATTAGTGTTATTCAGAACTTTGCAAAATTGAGAAAGATGCATAAGAAAGAGATGTTCAAATATCCAAAAGGGAGTGAACAATTCGAACGGTATAACTTGTTACAACAACTTGACAAGATCGATATGAACGGTATATATGGATTAATCGGTCTTGCTGTATCTTTCTTGTTCGACTTAAACGTTGCTCCAAGTGTAACATCTATGGGACGATCATTGATATCTTCAGCAATTATGTGTTTCGAGATGTTCCTTGGAAACAACGTTAAGTTTGGTTCTTTAGATGACGTTCTTGTATTCATTGATAATGTAAGAAAAGAATATAAAGAATGGAAGTTTGATGATGAAGTTGTTCTTGGTAAAACCGGTTTTGTTGATGTATACGAAGTATTCAATAAACTTATCCTGAATTGTGGGTATAAGTATGTACCAACAACAGAAGATATGGATATTGCGTTAAAGATTCTTCAGAGTTGTACACAAACAGAACTGAACAGATTGTATTATAAGAACAATCTGTATGGTATAATGGATACATGGTATGCAAGAAATCTTATGTTTAAGATATTTGAGAATATGGATTTCCCATATATGGATCCAGCGTATCCACCTGTAGGAATTCGTCCATATCTTGATGAATTGAAAGCTTTGTTATTGGAGTATGTTTTCTATTGCTATCAGATTTATGATAGAATGGATAGAAACAAGAACATGATAAAGAAGATTTCTTTGATATCTGATACAGACTCGTCTTTCGTATCTTTAGATGCTTGGTACAATTACAATATCAAATATCTTGAAGGTCACGATTTCAAAATACTTCATCAGAGTGTCGATGTTGCTAAACTTGTCGAGAAGTGTGAAAAGAGTGGAGAAGAGATTCCCGAATACTTACAAGATATTCAAGATTCAAGATTTCCAATATCATTCTTTGAAAGAGATGATTGGGGAGACCCTATAAATAGTAGCATTTCTGATTGTATAACTTTTGAAGAACCGGAATATGATTATGACTTCTTCAATCAGGAAAAGATTGAAATTAATAAGTTAATCAATCCTATTGAAACTATTCCTCAAGAGAATATGAAGTTCTCATTGGTGAACATCATGTGTTATATTTTGACAGATGTCATCAATCGTTATATGATAGATTTCACAAAGGAGTCTGGTTCTTATAGAGCAGATACAGAGTGTGCAATCGTAATGAAGAATGAGTTCTTTATGACAAGAGTATTGTTGGAAAATGTTAAAAAGCACTATGCATCTCTCCAACAGCTTCAAGAAGGTAACTATCTTGGTGGAGTACCAGACGTTAAGGGAATAGACTGTCTGGTGAAATCTGTTATTCCTAAAACAACGAGAGATCGGCTTAATAAGATACTATTAAAAGATATTTTATTAGCTGACAACATTGATAGAACGAATATTATCAAACAAATGGCAATTCTTGAGAATGATATTTATTCCAATATCATGAATGGTTCTAAGAATTATTACAAACCGGCAACAATCAAATCTTTAGATTCTTATGAGAATCCGTTAAGAGTATTTGGTGTTAAAGGATTATTGTTATGGAATTATGTAAAAGATGAACATCTTGCAGCAATCGATGTCAAAGAAAGAAACTCTGTAGATATCATTAAGATTGCTGTAAATGCTGTCACTGTAGAAAAACTAAAGGATGAGTTTCCATATCAATATGAACGGTTCTTGGAATTGTTGGGAATTAAAGAATGTAATAATGATGAAGTGAAACTATTGAAATCGAAAGAGTTTCAATCTATAGCGCTTCCATTAGATGTTCCAGTTCCAAGATGGATAGAACTTATCGTCGATTATAGAAGTATTATTGTAGATAATCTTGGAGGATTCCCGTTAAATGGAGTAGGAATTTCTCAGTTAGATTCAAAGAAGGTTCCATATACAAATATCATTAAGCTATAAGAAAAGAGTACAGCTTAAAGCTGTACTCTTATTTTTAATTCTTACAACATTTTTTACATACTATTACTTTACTTATTTTAATATTGGGAGGTATATGATGGGATTATTGGCCGATAGGTTTAGAGAGAAGATGAGTAAGACAAAAGACCCTAGGATGGAAGAAGGAAAATTCGATGTTATGTATTCGACAGGATTCCTTCCGTTCGATTTTGCTAATGGATATAAGGTACATGTTTCTTTAAAGAATGGACAAGAGATGTCATACAACTCTGTTGGTATTGCAGATGGTTCTTCAAATATGATTGTTGGACGTCCCGGTTCTGGTAAAACAACTTTCACTTTACAGGTTGCTGCTAACATTGTTAGACCATTTCCAAATGCTGTAATCTTCTATGATGATATCGAAGGTGGTTCTAATCAGATTCGAAGAGAGTTGTTTACAGGATTTGGTCCAGATGAGATTGAACACAGATTGATTTACAGAAATGCTGCTGTAACTGCTGAAAACTTCTATCAGAGAATTCAGACTATCTATGAAGAGAAGATTGCAAACAAAGACGATTATGAGTATGATACCGGAAAGCTTTCCACTAAAGGCGAAAAGATTTATAAGATGATTCCTACAGTATACATTCTGGATACTTTAGCAATGCTTACACCGGAGAAGCTTACTGAAGAAGAAGAGTTATCTGGACAGATGAGTGCAACTTCAATGGCTAAAACAAACTCCGCAATCTTCAAGAGAATCGTACCAAAGCTTAAGGCTGCAAACATCATTCTGTTTGTAATCAACCATATCAATCCTAAAGTAGATATCAATCCTTTTGCGAAGACAAAAGCTCAGATTGGTTGGTTAAAGCCGGATGAGACTCTTCCTGGTGGTAATGCTGGATTATATCTTGCAAACAACCTTATCAGAGTAGATGATGGAACGAAGTTAAAAGATTCTGAAGGATTAGGAATCAATGGAAAGATTGTTGAGTTTACTTTCATCAAATCTAGGTCTAATCTTCCCGGAAGAGCTATTCCTCTACTCTTCACATACGACTATGGATATGACCCGATACTATCATTATTTATCTTCCTAAAGAGTGGAGGTTATATTGAGTCTAAGGGTGCTTATATGTACTTTAAAAACATAGCATCTGAGACAAAATTCACTCAAAAAGAGTTCAAAGAGAGGATTCTTACAGATGCTGATTTTGCAGAAGAATTCTCCAGATCTGCGAATGCTGCACTTTCTACTCTTTTGGGTAATATGAAAGCACAGTATAATCCTACCGGTGTAAATAGTCTATTAGATGGTATACTAAATATGCAGTCGTAAATATATTATAATATTGAGAAGCATATTTGTGTATTTTATAAAACACAATTGGACGAATTAGGAGGAAACACAATGGCAGAAAATGTTATGGATGTTGTAAGAGACTTTGCACAGAATGCAAAGTCTCCAGAACATCTTTTAGGAAAAGGTTTAAATATCCCGAACAATATTACCAATTCGGGACCAAGAAAAATTATGAACGGAATCCACCAGTCGCATACATTAGTGTTGACTCATAGTGAGGTTCCATATGTAGCAACAGGTTCGGAAAATGACTTTGGAAATAAGTCATCTTCTATATTAACAACGGATACTGGTTATAATGTAATTGGGAAGATTGAGAGATTTTCTCAAGCAAGAGAACATAACTACTATCTCATTCTGGAAGATCCAGAAAAGAAGAAACTACACGTTGTAGAAAGAATATCTTATAAACACAAGACGGAGGTTTATGGATATCTTTACAACAATAACACTATCGATAGTTACGAAGTCGGTTCTTATATTCCTAAGGGTACAACTCTTAGACGTAGTATAGGGTTCGATAAGTTTGGAAACAAGACAAATGGAACAAATCTTAATGTAGCATATATGTCACTAGATGACAATATGGAAGATTCCGTTCTTGTTTCTGATATCGCATGTGAAAAAATGGAAGCCCCATTGATTAAGACGGTTAGTGTTATCTTAAATGATAATGATATCCCTCTGAATATCTACGGTGATGAAAATCGATATAAGGTATTTCCAGACATTGGCGAAAAGATTGAAAATGGAATACTCTTAGCATATCGAAGAGAGAATAAAGAGGAATCTATATACTCTCAAGCAATCTCAAGATTGAGACAAATCGAAATGTCTGATACAAAGATTACCATAACCGGTACAGTATTGGATATCAGATTGTATTGTAACAATCGAGAAGAGTTACAGACCGGACAATATAACCAACAGCTACTGTATTATTACAATGATCGTATGAGAATGTGTAATAGTATCTTATCTCTTGTTGGTCCATATATTGCTAATGGTTATACTATGACTTATGATTTGAATAAACTGTTTACTACTTGTCAGCAAGAAGTAAATGGTGTTCAATTCTTAGACAAGAACAAATTCTCCAAAGTAGAATTAGAGTTTACAATTATGGAAGAACGAAAACTCGAGGTTGGAGATAAGGTTGCAGATCGTTACGGCGGAAAAGGTGTGGTATCAAAGATCATACCACACGAATTGATGCCGAAACTGCCAAATGGTATGCATGTAGATATGATTAAAAACTCATCAACAATGTACGGTAGAGAAAATCCTGGACAGATGTTTGAGTTGGAGTTGAACAATATCTCCATGTGCATATTAGACCATATCAGAAATAATCATGTTAAGCTCGATGATGCTTTTAAGATGATATTGGATTATATCAACATAGTGTCAGAGCTATTACATGATAAAATGAAACTCTACATAGATAGCCTTGATGATAATGAAAAGGTTATCTTCTTACAGAGTATCATCTCAAAGACATGTATTCCAACTTCCAATTTACCGATTACTGAAGTTATGACAATTGATAAGTTGGATACTTTGTACAAGATGTTCCCATTTGCCGAGTTACAAAGACCTACAGTCCCCATTGTAAATAGTAATGGAGATATAAGATTTGTACCAGCAAGAAGAACAATGATTATAGCACCTCAATATTGTATTAGACTAAAACAGTTTGCTGAAGAGAAATTCTCAGCAGTGTCTTTATCTTCTACAAATATCAAGAATGAGAATGCTAAGTCAAAAGCATCTAAAACGTATAACGAACCATTCTCCTCTACATCTATCAAGTTTGGTCAGATGGAGACTGGTGAGTTCTTGCATATGGGTCCAGAGATAGTAGTGTTAAACTTAATGCTCCATTCCCTATCACCTCATGGTAGAAGATTGGTAGAAAAGTTGGCTACTGGAGATCCGTATGATGTAGATGTAAAGATAGATCGTGAATCCAAAAATAGGTCTGCAGAAATTCTTAATACGAGACTCAAAACAATGGGTTACCGGTTAGTATTTAAGAAGACCAAAAAGAAGAAGAGAGTTCCTATGCTAATTCCTGCATTGGAATTCGCATACGATCCAAACAATGTAAGAGAAGCTATCGAATTTGTAAGCAAAGATTACGATATCAATTCTTGGATTAAGACTCTTGAGGATATCGATAATATCACAAAAGAGAATGGTGATAAGATGAGACATGCAGTAATGTTTACAGATAAGATTGAAGAAGAAATGTTTGATTGCGATCCTAAGGACAATAAGAAAAAGTAAGGTGATTTTTATGGGGAGCATGACTAAACCATTAAATTTTGGACAGTATCAGATAATGAAGAGATACACGTTCAACCAAATGAATCAATGGGCTCTATCGGTGTATGAAAGTGGATACACCGATGGGCAAGATTCCTGTCAAGAGTATTCTGCAATGGATTTTGAACCAGATACTATGTACGAATTCTTAATAGGAATAGAAGGAGTGAGTGAAGATATAGCAACAAAGATCGTTCAAGCAATGATTGAAAAAGGAGAACAATCAACTTGGGCGTTGGAAAGATAATATATCTGTGAGGAGGTATATTTGTAATATTAGAAAATAACAGAGCGTGACACATAATATTACAAGCGAATACGAGAGAAAAGAGGTAAATATGTATGAATGTGAAATTATACCCAGATCAACCATTTGATAATACAGGAGGTGGATATCCTACGGGATATTCACCCCAATTTAACAGTACATCAGAGTCATACCTGTGTAGTAATCAGGCTATGAATGATAAGATGGCACATGATTTAGAGCATGAGAGGAGAATTGCTCAGTCTAGAACATCGTATGATGAAATGCCAGACTTTGTAAAACAGAACTATGTTGGACCAAAGTATGGTACTCAAGAATATCAACAAGAAATGAATGCAAAATACGGAGCTGCTGCACCAAATTATATTAAGCCGCAGCAAGTACAACAAATGATTCAGAATGACTATTCTATGCCGGAACCAAGACCATATACTCCTGGTATGAATGGCCCATTGGTTTGTGAAAGAGAAGATGGTAGTGTAGATTATATCTTCACTGACAGAAACTTGAATTCAATGCAAGGTGGGTTTGAACCTCAAGGACAAATTCATCAGAACAATATCAATGCTTTCTCTACAGATTCTATGGAACAGAAGCAGATGAGAGAAAGTCGGTATCAAGATATGCCAATTGATCAGGTTATGAATCCACCAATGTATCCAAATATGGGATTCCAACCATCTCAGTTTACATATGACCAATATGGTAATGCAATTCCTATGATGCAACCATCACAATTTGCATATGACCAGTTTGGAAATATGATTCCGGTGCAACCACAAATGATGATGGGTAATCCATATATGGCTCAACAACCAATGTATGGAAACCCTTATATGCAACAACAAATGTACGGAAATCCGTATATGCAACAACAAGTACCACCACAACCTACTCCAGACCAGTATGTTCCGAGTGGTACAGTTACTTACAATAATGGATATAATCCATATATTGCACAACAACAGGGTTCTTCTACAGGAAACAAGTATCTTGATTATATGAATGCTAGTAGAAACCCTTATACATCAACAACCATTCGCAACCCGTATACGGGTGCAATGATGAACTATAATGCCAATCCATATTGGTATAACTCGTTTGATCCGACTTATGGCGATATCTTATATAGTATGGATATAAGCCATTTTACAGAAAACGTTCCAGTTGATATGTTGCTTTCAGATGAAGAGAGGAGAGTTGCAGAACAGAAACGTAGAGAAGAGGAAGCTGCTAGCATTTATAATATGACATATGGTCTACCAACTATGCAGCAGTATAACATGTATCGTTCAGAGTTTGAGAAGTATAAGAAAGATACTTGTGACTTATATAGCGACTTACATGCCGCAGTTAATTCTTACTTTGGAAAGGAGTATACAGAAGAAGAAGATAAAGCAGTTAGAGAGGCACATAACCCTTTAAAGCAGCTGGAGGATGCTATGGAAAGGGCTAATAAGAGCATGGGATTCGGTATCAACTATGGTAAGTTGTCACCATCTGAAATGAAAGAAATGGAGGAGTTAAGAGTAGTTAGAGAGACAGAGCGTATCGATAATGATATGATGCGCGAGATGTATTATTATCAACCTATGAGAGATCAGGCTCGTGCAGCATTGTATAAGAAGATCAAAGATTCTCATGATAAGATGCTAGGATTGAAGCCTGGAGAAACGTGCAATCTGGACTACTATCTGAACAATGGTCACGAGTTGGTAAGAAATGCATTTATAAATGATCGGTTATTGGATATGAGAAATGCTAAGTTTAGACAGTATGATTCCAACCGATTCAAGACAAACATCTATAATCATACAGAAGAAGCTAAAAGAACTGGTATAAGACCAGAGTTTCTTACTGCAAGACCGGTAATGGCGGCTCCAGGAGGTGAGTTCTCTGCCGAAAAGATGCAAATACTAAAGAACCTGTATGACCGTAGTGGTGGACATATGATAGAAATACAGGGGGTTAAGTCCTATACAAACTTACCAAAGAATCCTTATAGAGCAGATGTATCTGACGATCCAGCTAGAATAATTAGTGGAGAAGCTTATCAGATGACAGATAGGATGAGGAAGTTTAAAGAAGGTGCTGAAGATATGGCTGAACAGTTCAAGCAAATTCAAGCCGTATATGGCGATAGACGAAGAAAGAGTGAGTGATTATGAATCTAAATAATGTGTACGATTATGATGGCTCTTTCTCCGATAACCCGGTAGTGTTAGCTATGTATGAAGGTATTACTACAACCTTAGATGAGTATTACGATTCATTACAAGCACCACCACTATCTGCATTACTAATGCCACAAGACTTAGATGCAATTCATAGAGTAATTACATCGGCTAAGCTTTCTGGTAATGGAGAAAAGAGAATCTTTGCTATAAGGGATATTATGGCAAGAAGAGGTTTTACGCAACTTGCCGGAGGAACGAACAGATCAGTGTTCACGCATCCAAACTACCCACACATTGCTGTTAAGGTAGCTATTGATAATGTGGGTATCCATGATAATCCGGCTGAGTATAACAATCAATTTATTCTCAAACCATACTGTACTAAGTGTTTCGAGGTATCTGCTGATGGTGCAGTTGGTGTATTTGAGAAAGTTGGTAGAATCAGAAATAGTGTTGAGTTTTACCAAATGTGGGACGATATCTATTCTCTCTGTGAATACTTTGTAACAGAGAAAGAGTTATTGTTGGAAGACTTTGGTATCAAGTTCTTTATGAACTGGGGAATTCGATATGGATATGGTCCAGTATTACTAGACTTCCCATACGTATACGATATCGATTGGGATAAGCTCCATTGTGATAGACCTAATGATGATGGTACTATCTGTAATGGAAATATTGATTATGACGATCGATTCGACTTCTTGGTTTGTGAGAAGTGCGGAAAACGTTACAGAGCAGTAGATATTGCTAAAAAACGTGAAGTAGGCAAAGGTGTATTGACAAAGATCTTAGGAGGTAAGAAAATGCAAATCACACTTAAAAGAGGAAATGAAGTAATCATGGAAACCAATACTCCAGATGTTTCCAAGACAATTGGTAGACCAGCAGTTGCTAAGAGCTGGAGAAATAAGATTATGTCTAACGAAGCCGCAGGAATCAGTTCTGATAGCGTAAAGATTAAACTGGTTCGTGGTGGAAAAGAAATTGCTGCTTATCAGGCAAGTAAGGTAGATAAGAAGGAGGAAGACTTTGGACTTGTTGTAAAAGTTACCAGAGGAGAAGAGGAAGTTGTAGAAGATACAACTATCAATTCTTCTGTAGAGGAAAATTCTGGATTGACTGTAAAGGTTACTAGAGAAACTGAACCTGTAGTAGAAGAGAAAGCTGAAACTCCGGTGGCTGAGGAAAATGTTGAAGAACCTGTAACGGAAGAAGCTCCTGTAGTAGAAGAACCAGCAGTTGAAACCCCAGTTGTTGAGGAAAACGTTGAAGAACCGGTAGTTGAAGAGTCTGAAACACATGACAGTGTTGAAAGTGACGATTTGGCTGAGGAAAGCAAAATCGAATCTATTAGCGATGATGATTCTACAATAGATCCTAATATTGAATTTACCACTTTCGATGCTGCTGCAGAATTTAACAAAATTTTAGAAAGCAGAGACAACAATCATATTGCCGATGTGATTATCGAAGAAGAACTGGAGAATTCTAACTCTAAGAGACCTGCTAAGAAAGCAAAGAAATCTTCTAAGAAGGTTGAAAAGAATGTTGGGGAGAAACCGAAAGCTTCAAAGAAGAAATCATCAGCTAAGAAAACTACAAAGGTTTCCAAACCTGTAGAGATTGTTGAAGATCCGGAAGACCCAAAGCCGGCATTAGATACTTCTACAGATACAGAGATTCTGGCAGACATTGCTGCAACATTGGATCCTTATGAGGCTCCAGTAGAAACAGAAGCTGAGGTTGCACATGATATGGTTGAAGAAATGGTTGCAAGTGGACAACCAATTTCTCTGGAACTTATTAGGAATTCTGATACCAAAGTTACGGTAGACGATATCCTCAATAATTACTAGAAGGAGGTTAGACATGTTGAATGTGTTTCCTGGCATCTTGTATGTTGTCGATAACATAGACAACATTGCTGGTGCCATATCCGCCAATCCGTATGGAAGACATGCGGTATTGAATCTTAGTGAAGATATCTCTTCTACTCAAGTAGGAGAAGTCTTCAGAGATATTACTCAAGATGCTACCATATTATGTCCGCCACCAATTGCGACATATATGGAGATTGATGGTAATACCGAAGGGTTCAAACAGTGCTATGCAGAGTATCTACTCAATGATGAAGTGAAGAGATTCTTATTGCTTGTGCTGTATGCTGTTCATAATGGTGTAAATGTATACATGTATATTCCAGAATTCACTAATGAATCTATCTGGATAGGATTGTTGCTTAACCATTTGAAAGTAGAGTTCGGAATCGATGTTGGCTTTGTCGGTAAGAAGTTTATGTATGATGCAAGATTAGCAGACAAGGTTCTAATGGACTTATATCTTGGAAACTTCATCAATCCTTTC